GACAAGACCATAAAAACGTGGTCGTGTCCGAATGAGACAGCACCATAAATTCATGGTTGTGTCTTTGTCTCAAAAAGGACAGACAAGACCATAAAAACGTGGTCGT